CAATAACATATTCTCCTGGATCTCGTCTAAATCTTCCTTTGATCTTATATTCAACACCTTTACGTACTGCAAAATTCCATTCGCCTACTCTAGAAGTTAAAACTCTAGCCGCATACTCTTCATACGGATTTTTTTGAGATACTGTTTCAGCTCCGGAGTTAGATATCGACGAATATAGCCCATCAAAATTCAAATCAAACTCTTTATAATCAGATGGCTTTGCTAACAATATATCTCTATATGTTTGTTGATTTTCAAACAATAAAACTTCTAACGTTTTATAATTTGGTATTACAAATGCTTTACCATATTTTATTAAAAATATAGTGAATATTTGGTCTAATGGTGGTTGATCTGTACCTCTTCTAAAAGGTCCTGTTTGTAGATATGCATTATGTACATCAACACCTTCGATTGATTGTAAAGACACAAATTTAATTTTGTTATCTGTTGCTAAAGAAGGTATAACTGCTCCATCTACGATAGGCTTTTTAAAGTGAGTTAATCTATCATTTAAATTTGCTCTATATTCTGCAGTTGGACTTAATGTAACAAAATCTTTAGTTACTATTTGAATATCATCTGTATTCATTTCAATCAATAAATGATCGTTTACAGTCCTTTTTACTTTATTAGTCTTTGTAGGATCAAAACTTGTACCTAAACCTGCTGCCGTACTATATGGAGGATTTTTATCTGCCATCTTATTTCACCACTTTAAAATAGAAGTCGTCAAATGTTTGTGTATCATTTGTTCTTCTACATGTTAACTTTATTTTATAATATCTTTCAGGCAGAAAGCTATCCATTCTTAAATCAAAGAAACTACTATCTACATCATAACTTATTTTTGTCATAGAATCACCCCATTCTGTTTCATCTTTTAGTATTACATGATCAGTAACTGAATCAATTATTTCATATGAACTTGATATTGGTAGATGATCATTTGTTATATAAAATGACGATGTTTGATATGCTTTGGTTGGAAATTCTGGACGAACTCCTATTCTAAATCTTGTAGTTTCTGATGTTCTATATTCTGGTTTTATATTTTTAAAATACGGAACATATGTGTTAGATGATATAGCATTTAATGTGCCTGATGTAGAACTATCATCATATTCATATGATAGTCTTGGAATGAATATTGTATGAGACTCTCTTCCAAAATATTTTATTGAACCAAAATTTTCTTGAGATAATTCATCTGTATTTGGACGCCTAACAATAAACCCATTCATATTAGCACCATTAGGTGCATTATATTGTAACCAATCTAAAGCTAATAAATTTGTAATATTCATTCTAATATCAGGTGACTGATTTACAAATGATTGAGACGCTTGAGCTATTCCAAGAGTTCCCATACTTCCAGTCTCCCATGTGCCGCCTCCTTGAGTTTCTGTCGATCCTGCTGAAGTATCTTTACTATGTGCAGATCCTGTGTTCCATGGTATGCCAGTGCCATATGCTGCATCACCTGATCGATAATACCATGATGACCCAATTTTTGTTTCTGGAGTGTTATTAAACTGTCCATTTCCGTTATCCCATGATTCAGAAACTGAATTTGCATATAATGTATATGAATGTAATAAATCTGTTGCATCTGAAGCATATAGTTCTAAGTATAAAGATCCACTCCCTACTACAACACCTTCTCCGTTAATAGCCGGACTAGGAACATTTAACGCTAAAATATCTTTTATCAATCCTTCATATTGAGTTCCAAAATCTACAATAAATCTAGATACATATGAATTTGATTGACGCACTCCATTTAATTTAGATCCAGAAGGTATTTTTGATAACTCTAATATCTGATCTACACCCGTATTTCGTTCAGGATATCTTTCATATAATGTTGTATCTCTTTCTGGAAAATATATTCTTTTCATTGTCTATCCCTTAATTTTTTATAATACGACCTTTAATATCTGTTTTTGGATATTTAACCTCAAATATCATTGGGTCAATTGACGGATATAAAATTCCATGCCTTACTGCAGTTTGCATATCATACACATTATTTGAATATCCTGAATCTGTTATATTAGTTAATGAAACGCTCGATACAGATTGCACACCTTTAATGCCATCTAATTCAGTATATAAACTATTAATATTAATACTACCATTTATCTGCATCCTATCATTCTTCATTAAAGTTTGAAGCCTATCTGTACATCTTAAAATTACTTCATCACTATTTTGATCTGGTAAAGGTATAATTTCAAATTCAATTCCTATATTAACAATATATGCTGTCTTAATAGATATAGCATCTGTTAACATTCTAAACTCGGATAAATATGTTCTAATATTTTCTTTAAGTGCTTGATTTGGACTAGTAAAATGTCCTTGATTATCATATGCTAACAAATATAAATTTAAAGCCAATGGATTTGATATAGAATCTAATGGATAATTTCTATCATTAGAATCTAATTGAGTATCACCTATTACATATGCCTTTGCAACACTCCCAAATCGAACCGGCATTGCATAACATCGTGCAATGTAATCTTCTCTAGTAATTACTCTGTTTTGTGCTGCAAATGCCGAAACAGCATTTTGTCGTATATTTTCAATATTTTCTTGAGAAGCTCCTCCCGTTGCCGGAGATGGATTACTTACGGCCACAGTTGCTTTTGTATCTTCTAAATCAACTGTCGAATCATCACTTAAATATTCTACATTACCTATAGAAGTGATTGTATTTGCAGCTACATTTTCATTAACTCCTCCACCAACTGTATAGGTTACAGTTAATACTTCATTATTAGGAGCCAACCCATATGTACTAGTTGCTAAAAAGTTAGATGGATCTATAGCTGATGTTGTAGTACGTCTCAGATATTCCAATCCTGACCCTACATTGGTTGGATTTGGAATTATTTCTTCATCTGCATCTGATGATATACCTGCACCAAACTGTAATTCTGTTTGATAATCTCCTCTAATCCTAGTAACAAATCTTCTAGGTGTTCTAGTTAATTTTAATATATAAGGAACGGTTGATCTATATTGTGCTAGGTCTGGATCATTAAATGGAATGTTAGCAATATCTTCCATAATGGTATCTTGTGCTAAATAATCAACTTCGCTCCAAGCATCCCCAGTATCACTTTCAACTGATAATATTTCTAAAACATCCTTTTCTGGTAATAATAATTTATCATATTGTTTAGGTGTTGTAAATGAAAAATCACGAGTCACAACTTCTCCGGAGACTGCCTTTACTTCTTTCTTTAAAAGATATCTAGTTACATTACCACTACCGTCTATTTCATATACAGATACATTTGCATTATCATTAAAATCTAAATTTTCTGTAGTTCTAAAAGAAATATCATCTTCTGATAATACTTGCATTCCTCTTTTTATACTTAAAGCATATCTGTAATCCGGTCTTGCTGCTGTACCAGATCCTATAGCTGGCACCAATTGAAATACATCTAAAGTAACTGTTGCTGGTGAATTTATTCTTGGCTTGAAACCAAATAAATGGGACAAGCGTAATACATTAGTAGTCTCTTGAGCTTGACTCAATAAAGATTCTCTAAATGATTGATCTGTATAATATGATATTACATCTCCAACATATGAAGCCATCTCAATAAACATCATACCTGGTGACGATTCGTTGAAATCTTGATATGTATTTGGAAAATATTGCTTAGCAAAGGTAATTAAATTTTGCCTCATCTGAGGAAAATCTTTTCCAATATACCTAACATCCTTTTTTACTAACTTTGACATTTTTTATCTCCTAATATGACCCGCCTATGTTTGGTACAATTGTTGAACTACCAAAACTACCTACACCTACTAATTCTAATTGTGCTGGAGTTGATTCTGCAGCATCAGAAACTACAATTGCATTTTCGTCTAATAAAACATTTATTGTCAGATTAGCACTGTTTACATCTAATCTAAAAACTAATGAAACAGATAAACTATATGCATTTATATCACGTGTTATTATAACACCATCTATAATAAAATAAGGAAGCCAAAATTTAATATCTTCAATTAAACGTTCTTCTACAATGTCTGAAAAGGCTGATGTATTTGGTTCGAATATAGCTTTACGTAAATCCGTTCCAAATCTAGGTTGCATATAACGTTCGCCTTTAACTGTGCCTAACAAATTTCTTAGATTAGATATAGATTGAGCATGTGTTGTATAATTTAATGCAAATACACTAGCTCCTCCTTTTTGTTCATTATATTGTCGCCCCTCAGTATTAGAATCATCTTTTAATGCAGTTCTATCAAAATTTCCATTAATAGATGATTTATTAAATGGCAATGATATACCTACAGCTGTATCCGGCTTGTCAGAAACTGGTCTATTTTGGTATATTGTTCTTGCCATTTATTATTTTCCTTTTTTCTTATCTATAGCTTTCATTAATGCTGAATAATCTTTTGTCATTGCACTTGCTACTGCTTTAACACCTTCATTATTCATATTCATTGGTTCTCCATTAATTCCTGTTGTTGTTAATGGAGCAGGTCCTCTTTGCATCCCAAATGAATCTGCCATCTCTGCTTTGTAATTACCCATACTAGGATACTCTTGTTGCATTACAGCTGGACCATCTCTCATTGTACTAAAATCAGCTGATGTTGCTGTTTCGTTTAGTATATCATTTAGCATACTATTTTTAGTAAATTTCTTTTTTGCTTTTGGTTTATATTTTTTTGTATCGCCTACAATTTTTTGTAAATCAGATTCATGTTTAGTAACTGTTGTATTTTCATTTAATACTGATTTTATTTCTGTACGAACTGCTGCACGAACTTCTTCTCTTATAACCTTTCGAAGCAATTTTACAAATGATTTTGATTCCATATAATATTCCCTTTATTTTTATATAAATATGTTTATGATAGAGTTCCGGGGGTAGTTGTTACCCCTACTGTAGGACCACCTGATACAGAAGATCCGGCAGTCACTTGTCCCGGATTAACAGTTGCTGCAGACGTAAATATATAAATAGCTTTAGCTAACTCTCTAGCTAGACATGCATTACCCGCTTCTGGACTATCTTTGGTTTGTGCTTTATCTAGAGCTGCCTTTATTGCTGTTTCTAAATTTGGTTGTAATAGTGGCATAATATTCTCCTATTGTTTTAATTGTTTTAATGTATTTACTAATTCTTTAAGTTTACCTGTTTCCGGATTAATTAGTGTTGGGCCTCCGGCTGGCGTAGGAAACTGTGATGATCCAGCAAATACTCTATCAACTGCATTTACAAGTTCATCTAATACTGTAAATATAGTATTCATCTCTCCAGCCCAACTTGGCGTTGAAATAATAACATCTGCTGCACCAGTTAATATAATCTCATCTGTCTTAGAATTAAAAACTAATCGATCGGAATTTATTGTAACTTGTGGAGAATCATAACTAGCCATTGGCGTTGCAGGACCTATGCCTTGGGATAACGTTAATTTATTTTGTTTAACTTTTTTACTAGAAAGAAATATTGAACAATCTGTATCATCTGGATTTTCAATTACAAATTTATTTGCGCCTCCTTGTTTTAATAATCCATTTGATATTGATAAAATTGGACTACCAGCTGCTCCTTCCCAATAAGGCTTTTCATTGTATTGATCAGTATCTCCTTCAATGCCTTGACTAAATCTTATTGAATGTCCATGACGGCCTTCAATAATAACATCACCTTCAAATGGCTGATGATTTTTTACTTGATCTGACTCAATAAAATTTTCTCCAGGCTTATACTCATTATCTTCTTCTGCAACAGGACCAGCACCAGCTCCATAATTTTCATCATTTCCTGCACTATCAAGTTTATGCATATCCGGTAATGGATTGAGGTGTTTATTGCCATGAATATTAACAACCGAAACATAATAATATACAGATGATGGTATATCTTGATTAGCTGTAAATGATGGTCCCATTACAATAAAAACATGTTCACCTATTAATGGATATTGAGTAACATTATTTAATGGATATGCAAGAACTTCTTCACGAGGTCCTCCTATTCCACCAAATCTAACTTCAATAGTGCCTAATGGTAAGTCTCGTCCTTCTTTATCTTGTTGGGTCTTGAATGATCTTTTTATGTCGATCACTTCTGCTAACATCATCTGTACTCTCCTGTTCTTGCTTTTTAATATTATCTATTTCATTTTCAGCTTCTTCTAATAAACGAGCTCTTTCTTCATCTGTCAATCCATATTCATTTCCATCATCATCTTTCATTGATACAGAAACTAATCGTTGTACAACAGCTGCTAACTTAACTAAAGCATCATCATTTTTGACAGATACTTCTAGATAATCTTTAATGAGGGGTACTATTACAGTTGCATCACCGGCATTAGTAATTAATGGTTGTAGTTCTTTGATGAGTGCATCGATTTGTCTTGCCTTCTTTTTTGAATTATGATATATATCACGCATCAGATCAGAAAAATTTGTTCCGTTGAAAAGTTCGAATTCAGAGTTCATATATTAGCCTTTAATATAAATATAGAAGCTAACATATTATTATAGAATTAAGGTATTAGATTACCGGTTTTATTAAAAATTGAATACATTTTAGCATAATCACGTTTCATAATATTAACTACCTTAGTAATATTTTGAGTTTTTAGGCCGGTTCTTTCTCTGATTAAGATATAAAGTGCTTTCTTATTAAAGTTTTCAATATTTTCTCTAATCCTAAACAATTCTAAAATTGTATCAGCAACTACTATGTCACGTTTATTTGAAAATATTGAATTTAAATTTTCATCATAATATGATACCCATAAATTAGTGAAATCTTTTAACGATTCTTGATGATCAGATAATCTTTGTTCTGCATCTAAATCTCTTCTTTCATCTAATACATCTGTCGAAGCACGTTGTTTTAACTTAGCATAATTAGCATTATTTTGAATAATAAGATAATTTTTTGCTATAATACTAAAATATGAAAATGCCTTTCCTTTACCTTCTGTAAATTTACCTATCTTTTCTGTCAGGAAAGCAACTACTTCTGCTTTTATATCTTCATATGGCACATCAAAATAACTAAAACGAAATGTATAATAAATATTTTCAACTAGTTTATCGAAAGGTTTATATATATGTTCTCTAAAAACTTTATTTCTTTTACTAAAACTTTCTTCTTTATTATAAGCAATAATAGCTTTCTCATTAATATATGTGAAGTATTGTTTTTTAGTTGGTTTACGTCCTCTTCGCTTCCTAGGACCATTTTCTTCAATCTCGGCTAGTTCTTCTTCTAACCATTTATAAAAATCATCTACTGCACTCATTTAGAATCCCTTATTTAGATCATCCATAATATTCTGTAACTCTTTAAAAATAAAACCTGTTTCATCATCTGCTTGAAATGATCCTACTCTATCAATTTGTCTAAGTTTAGAATTAGATTCTCCAATACGTGTTTTCAACGTACTAAAAAATGTATAATATTCAGTATTAGATTTTTCTAACTCTTCAATATAATCAGATAAATTTTCTTGTTTACGTAACTGATTAATATTGACGAATATTGAAATTAAAACTGCTACTGATAAGATTACTATTGCTGTTATCATTTATTTTCTCCGAATAAGTCATCAAACATTTTTGATGCGTTAATTTTAGTTGATGGGTCAGATAAACCTTTTTTTGGATATTGTTTCTTTACAGGAGCAACAACTGCTGGTTTATTTTTATACCACATTTCAAATTCAATTCTAGCTGCCATTGCATCTGCTTGATGCATTACATATCCTAAATTAGTTTTCAATTTTGAATCTGCTGTTCTTGACATAAAGTAAGGTTTATTACTTTCATCATATAACCCATCTGTTAATTTTATACCTAACATTTCGTTCCAAGTGATGCTAATGTTATAATGTTGCAATAACCATATAGATAGGTCATTTACGAGGCTAAAAGG